GTTCGGCCTCCATCACAGCGGAAAGTACATTGTGAGTCTGTACTTCTGCCATTATGTCGGAATAATACTCGCCGTCTGCAAGAGGTTTTTCAACGGTTACATTGTAGGTATTGCCTACGGAAGCACCCCCTACCTTGACGAGTTTCTTACCATCGTAGCGATAGAGTTCATTGCGCAGACGGAACATTCGATCCTGGCGGGCCACTGTTAGACTTTCTCCGTCTATAACCGTTGTAGCGTTGTAGTGTGATGATTCATAGATGGAGTCGCCAAAGATATTGAAGTAGCCTCCGGCACCGTCTGTATTGGAGCTGAAGTATATTCCGGTTTGAGGTGGTTGAATATGGACGCCATTCGGCATTACTCCATTGAACGGCAAAATAGCAATATCTTCAACGCGTGCTTTAATACTGTCAAATTCATCAGAGCCTACGACATACGACACTGGTATATAATAGTTCTGGCCGGCGACCTTGCGCATAGCTTGCAGCGTGTCTCCATATCGGTATATGCGGTTTGTGAGGGGAACTTTCTTAAAGTTCTCCTCAGTGTTGTAAATCGCATAGTAATCCCATTCGCCGTCTTTCAGAATCTTAAAACAATGCTCATCGTAGGCAAATGCAATGGTACCCTCCGGCCGGCCCGAAAGTTCGCTTGTATGATAGCAGATTGCATCGTATGGGAATATCTGAATACCGTCAACTGTCTGCTGAAGGGCAAAACCCTCGTCGCCGGGAAATGCTGTTCCGGCAGTGTGGCCGAGAGCAAGGTCTGAGCCGATTGTAATAAGTTCATTACCACTCCAACGAGAAGTTGTGTTTACGGCAGTGCAAGTGTATATTTTACCGGCTTCAGGCACTCGGCCTTCTATGGTTGATTTGCCGAAAGAATCCGCATCGGCCCAGTTGTTGTAATAAGTAAATGCCGAGGATATGAGAGTAATTCCGGTATCTTTGATATTCCAGTAGTCGGTAACCTGAACCTTCGTCAGTTCTCCGCCGACAATGGCGGTAGAGGGAGTTGATGCAACCCTTTGCGGTCTGAGAACTGCACCCCAATCGGCATCGACTGCAACACTGCGGTTAGAAACAGCAAGCACAAAGCAGTTGGTGTCTGCATTATATACCACCATACACCCAGCATCTGTGGACTTTTTGCTGGATGATGCAAGCTGTACGGTAATTCCAGTAACAAAGGCATTGAACTCCACAACATCATCAACGTATCCAGGGAGTTGCGATGCTGGAACCTTACCGGTTGAATCAAGAGTTGCTAACCCACCGGGTAAACCTTTGGTGTCGGTTACCTTCTTTGCGGCATCAGCCGTCGCCTTGGCTGCATCTGCTGTGCTCTGCGCAGTTGTGGCCTTTGACTTGGCCTCTTTGGCCTCATTGTATGCCGTATTTGCAATGCTTGATGCCGTTGAAGCAGTTTGTTGTAGGATATTATCCTGCTGAACACGGGTGTTCGTTTCTGTCGTCAGAGATTGATCGGTATTCTCTATTATCTCCGAGAGAAGTTTACCGACTCGTTCCGCCGTGTTCTTGCCCTCGCCATCCTCATATCGGATAAGGTCGGCCTGGCTTTTGAGATTGGTTTTACTATTGAGTCCCATAAAGGTGTTTATTATCCGATTTTACGAATGGTGCAGCCGCCGGTCGAGAGAACCTTGCGGCCTTTACGATTTCCTAACAGTCCCTTGGCTTTGCAAAACGCAAGGCACTCGTTTAAATAGTGATTGGCTACTTCGAGGGCATTGTTATAGCAATCAGATCTTTCCTTGCTGCTTATGGCACTGGAATAATCCCCGTCTTTCAGCCTCATGCCATACCGGGTTGACTGGAAATCTCCCGTCATTACGTTTTGAGCATATACGAAGTATGACAATGTTGTCTTGAGTCCTACGAATGTGTGGAGGTTTTCAGAAGAATCCTTATATGTACCACCGTTTAGCAGAACTTTGTAAATATCGTTGGTCTCGCCGTCTTTGAGAATATTGAGGAAAAGTTCATCGCCCAAAGCTGGTTTGATGTTCATCTGTTCCGCTTCGGTAATGTATGCGATCAACTTATCGTCATCAACTTTACCTATTGGTCTGCCGAGACTAACTATTTCACTCGGGGTTATTATGTGCTCCATCGCTCTTGTTGGATTCGTTAGTTACATAGACCAGTGGTTGTACTGTATAGTCTTCACTACGGTTGACGACCTCGAACCAGTGGTCGAATATTCTTTTTATTGCTCGTGAGATTGCTCGACGCTCCTTAGCGACATACGAGTTGTAGTATTCGTAGGCTTCTGCAATCACGGTTCCGCTCCATCCCGTTTTGCCGCTTCTAATCAAGTAGAATACTTCTTGCCCAAAGGCAGAATAAATTCTTTCGGTTGTACTCTTTTCGGTTGAATCGAACTTACTATCGAAATTGGTTGCTTCAAACGGCACAAATTGAGGTTTATCCTCTTCCGCTTGATATGTGATGTCTATGATTGAGCAGGCATTGACATCACCTTGGAAGATGTCGAGATTCTTGGAGAAATCGTCATCGCTAACAGACCCACCGTCGCGCTCATTGCCATCATCATCAAGCCCCATCGCGGTACCCTTGCGACGCATGAGCATACCTGACATAAGGAAGTTATTTCGCGTGTTGCGATACTTCACATTGTCAAGGCCCTCATCGGTTGAAAGATTTGTGACTGCTTTGTCGTAGATGGGCTTGGGATACTCGAAACGGCCGTCCATAGAGAACCAAAGGATCTGCCCTTTGTATTTGTCAATGCCACCCGATGCTACGATTTGCGATAGCACAACCTCTTTTATTGGATTGAACACATAGATTTTGTCAACGTGCTTTTTGTCAACAAGGATCTTATTGCCTTTGCGGGTTTTGTGCCCAGTCCAGTCGGGGTGAACGTTAATATAGATTACTTGGCCTCCCTCTGTTTCCTCTTCCAATCGGCAGTCCTGAAATGGAATATGGTTCAACTCCACAATCTCGCACGCCAAATTGTAGTTAACATGAAGTGCGAAGCCGTGGTACAGTGCCATGTCTTTAGCCAGCAGGCTATAAATGTCATCAACAGTATCGCCGGCCCGGTTAACGATGTATTCCGAAAATTCGGTATCGTTAAGTCCGTTGCCCTCAATGAATGTCTGATAACGTTCGCAGCAAGAGCCGCCGGTCGGACTATTCAATATAAGGTTGAGCATACGCTGGGGATAAAGATTATCCCTACCGTATGCTTGTATGTTGAGGGTGCTCCAATAGACATTTGTCAGTCTTTCAGGAGAGCGTCGGACATTGTTGATGTTCATGCGCCAGGAGTTTATTCAGCGTCTTTCGCGCTATTGTTTTTCAGGCGGGTGTTAGCGGCTTTGAGAGCGCGGTTGTCGAGTTTGAGCTGTTCATTCTCAGCCTGGGCTGCTTCCAGTTCAGCTTTGGCGGTTGCCAGCTCCATCTGAAGGTTGTTTACTTCTTCGGATTCGGAGTTTTCGCCGGCAGATTCGCTTTCGGCTCTTTCCGCAAGGAGTTTGTTGAGGGCCTCCACTTTCTGAGTCAACTCGGCTTTCTCCTCTATAAGGGTCTTAACCGTGGTTGACAGATCTTCCTTGTCTTTGCGCAGCGATTCAATCTGCTGACCGGCCTCGATAAGCGAGGTCTTGAGTTCTTCTGCTTCGCTGTCGTTAACGGTTGTAGCATTCTCTCCCTCGGCTTTTTTCTCTGCTTCCGCTTTGGCTCGTGCCTCCTCTGCCTTGCGGGCTTTGTAGGCAGCCACTCGGTCCTCCCAGTCAACCGGGAGTTGAGCAAACTTATTTACCTCCTGCGGAAACTTGCTGAGAAATTCTTCAGCAATGTCGTCTGACGGCAGAGGATTGGTGTAAAAACGAGAAGTCCCGACAGGATGGATTAACGCTCCGCCCTTCAGGATATAGTTGGGTGCTTTCGGCATTTCTTTGTCAGTTTTAAGTTTATTGTAAATCATTACATAAGCGTCTCGGTAGCAATCGCTACAGCCCGTGTTGGTTATTTCCGAGCCGTAGATAAGCCGATGCAATCTGTCAAGTAGAAGCCTATCCGAAGAAGAAAAGCCGCTTTGGAAACGGCTTTTCATCTCAGACAGGTCAGCCATTGTCTTTTCGTAGCTTCCCATAGGCAGAATTATGAGCCGCTGACGAGAGAGGCAAGGGCTGTGCGGGTTGCGGACAGTGATTCTCCGAAGAGGAAGATGCCAGATGTCGGAGCGTTTTCCTCCTGAAGTGTGGCGAGCCAACCACCTTCGGTATCATCGGAGTATTTGTCATCATCGAGGGCTGTTGCTGTAAGACCGGCCTCAAGCCCATAAATCTCGAACGTGTTCTTGTTGTCGGCACCGGCGAACTTGTTTTCAAGTACAACCACAAATGTGCCATTGGCAAGCTGATCTATGATGTTGTGAGATACATCGGGACCGTTGTCGAGAATGACGATTGACACGTCCTTGTTGAATCGGTTTCGATATGTTCCGGCTACCATTGACTTTTTCGTGCCAGTGTAAGGACTCTTGCCGGGAACATACATTTTGTAAGCCTTGGCGCCGGTTTTCAAAATGAGAGCCTTAACGATGTTCGGGTTCGTAGCGTCACGGGTTGTGGCTTCGAAGTCGATGTCGTTGTAGTTCATTATGTAACCGTGGGACTTGATGCCCTTCACCGGCTTCACGGTACAGTTAGCCGCCAAATCGGCAGCTAACTGATAATCGCAACTTTCTGTAGCCATACTGAATCAGGGTTTAGATAGCGACCTGAACGAGCTCGTCTTCACCTACGAGAGTGCCGATTTTTGAAGCGGCGTAGATGTAGTTCTTGCGGTCCTTGTCGTTGAAGTGAACACTGAGTGAAGCAATCTTGTCTTTGTCGTTCGTTCCGACGAAAAGGTTGTCGGGAGAGCAGACAATGGCACGATGGGGGCAGTTGAGGGCTGTGCCGGTGTCTTCGAACTTCTTGATCAAGCGGTCCCAGATATCGAGGGCGATAATGGTGCGACCGTCATACTCCGAAAGTGTGATACCGGTGGCAACGTTCTCGAATGGCATAGTGGTTTTGCCGTAGCGTTCCACGAGGTCGGTACGGAGTGCCTTGAACATGGAGTTAGTGCAGAAGATTGCCGAACCAGGCTTGTCGAAGATGCGAGAGTCAGCATCAGCAAGCAGGGTGTCGAAAATCTTGATAGCAGTTCCGGGGACAAGAATTCCGTTCTTCTGGTCGAGGTAGGTGGTTGCAGCATTTGCGGCGATTTCCGTATGCTGGTTGGGATTGGCTGCGATAATCGCCTGGAGACGCTTCCACAGACCGTCACACATGTTGAACAGTTTGGGGTTGATACCGGCTTTGAGGATACCACCGTCGGCGATATTCTTCGCATCCTTGTCACCGAACCACACGATACGCCAGAACATTTCCTTCATAGCCTTCTCAAGAAGAGGCATAAGAACCTGATCCCAGTAGGGGGTGTCCTGGAGATATGCGCGGTCGGTGCCGGTGTTGAGCGAGTCTTCTGCGATGGTGTTTTCCAACTCATCGTAGCAGATTTCCTTGGCAATTTCCCAGTCGCCGAGTTCCCACTCTTTCTGAATGCCGGTTACATTTACTTTGCTGTATTGAGGGTCACAGCCACTGCGGGCCTCGCCGACATCACCCATGCTGTCGATGTATCCGAGCTTCTTACCGTTTGTTACACCGGTTTCGTTCTTGATCGTAAGATCAATGTCGGGATCATCGTACACCGTGAGGAAGAGCAACTCCCGAAGGTCGGTAATCGCCCCGTTGTCAACGGTAAATTGATTCCAGTTAATCATATTGTTTGATTAAATTGTTACGTGATGATTGATTTACTTTTTGCGCTGTTCGCGTTTTGCGGCTACAGCTTCGCGGCGCTTGTTGATTGCGTCGCGGGTCTTGGACAGGGGAGCCTGCTGACCGGCGGGGGCACCGTGAGCAACGAAACGTCGGTTCTGGGGAGTGTAAGTGGAACGCATGCCGAGGGTCTGGTCGAGCCAGGACATTCCGCCGGCGCGGTTGACCTTAGCGACGATGGGACGGGCGCTCTTGAGCTCGACTTCCTGCTCTTCGACCTTTTTCTGAAGTTCCTCAACAGTCTGCTGAAGTTCTTCGACCTGGGGCGCGTTCTCTTCGGGAGCCGCGTCGGGGTCGAGTTCCTTCAGTCGGCCCTGAAGTTCGGCGATGAGTTCGCGGATTTCTTCGGGATCGTTTGCAGAAGCGAGAGGATCGGGGTCATCGTCGGTGTTGTCTTCCACGGGGTCGATGATGTCTGTAATGCGCTCGCCTTCTACGACGATCTCGGTGCCGTCGTCGAGAATGTAGTTACCGTCAGGATAGGCGCTGTCGCCAATCTGAGGATCGCCATCCTCACGTTCAACTGTAAACTCGCTGCCGTCAGCGGCGGTCACAACCTGGTCTTTCATGCGTGCAAGGCCAGTCTTCGCGAGAAACCGTGCGAAAGCGGAGGGCTGCTTGGCTGCGGTTCTGCGGGAGTTTTGGGGTTTTGCCATACGATTTTTATTGAGTTTTGAATTCTTATTGCGTTTTGTCCTGTGAGCGGTTGTCGGTACAAGTATGTGGGTGATAAAGCCAAGTTCCTGCGCACGCTCAGCGTCGATGAAAGTGTCTTTGTCCATCAGCGACTGTAGAGCCTTGCGATTTGCTCCAGTGCGCTCGACATAGAGGTCAAGTATGCGGTCCTGCTCTTCACGAAGAGCCTTTGACTGCACCGAGAGATCTTCAATCAGGTCATCGAGTTTGTCCGGCGTATAGCGCAGGGGCATATCGGTCATCAGATACTCATAGGCCGGATTATGCAGGCACATTCGGATATTTTTGTGCGCGTAACGACGCTCGGCGGGTGCAGCAAGCAGAATGATTGAAGCGATAGACGAACATTCCCCTTCGACGGTAGCTGAAATCTGTTTGCCGGAAGCGCGAAGTGCATCATAGATAGACCAACCCTCGCCGCAGTCGCCACCGCAACAATGAAGCCGAATATCAATGACATTATCGTCTTCCGGAATGGATTCGATGAACTCTTTCACGTCCTTGAAGCATACGCCTTCCGGCGCTCCCCATTCAGCCATGCAGAGTTTCTGTTCTTCATCGACTATATCATTGTAAATCTTTAATTTAGCCATTGCGGAGATTGATTTTTAGATGATTTATCAATCCAAAGTTACACCTATATTAAGTGCTGAGAGTCAACATATTATACATTTAAGGTGCAATGGCAAATTCAGTATTATATGGCCGTAATGCCCTGATTTTGTGCAATGTGGGTATCGGTCATACAGTGAGGTGTGTCGTAGAAACTAATGGGGTTGGCTGATATTAGTTGTAAAGGCTTGCGTTTTCAAATTATAAGATGTGGCTAAATAATTGGCTTCAAGAATTTTCCAAAACAAAAAAGGCCCGGGTGTTAGCCGAGCCTTTATAAGTGCAACCGCACTTACACCATTTTGTATGTTTTGAGCCTATTTTTAGGTTATCTTTGGGGGATATCCGATGTCAGATAATCGTGAATTGTTTGTTTGCAAAGAGGTTTACCTGATTAACCATAATATCCCGCAGGATAGGAATAAATTC